GTTTTTATTACAAGCCATAATAGCTAAACCAGAGCTTATAGAAGCATCATGTTTAGTTCTATTATTTATATTAAATTTAGCCCAGTCTTCTAATGTTTTTTGATGATACATATCTCCATAGCCTACCTCAGTTAAACCTACATAATTTTCTATATAAGACTCAATAGCGGCTGCATGTGCTTGCTTTATGTCTTCACTTGAGTTTGGTATACCACCTATTTCTTTTTCAGTAGTCGATAATTTATTCCAAACTTTATCAGGTCTATTAATACTAAAACCTCTATAACCTCTACGCTTTAAATAGTACAATAACCTTGGTTTATTGTTTTCTGCTAATATTGGCATACCGTAAAAATGTAATGCCATTAAAACATCTTCAAAAAATATTTCAGCTGTTTGTGGTCTAGCTATATATTCTAAAAAAAAATGATTAGGTGGAGCATCTTCCATTGAAAATTTAGTTAATCCATGTAAAGATCCATTAGAGCCTTTACCATCTACAGTTCCTGATATATCATAAGAGTCACAACCAAAAGCGCCAATGTGTTCATTACCTGGATATTTAAATCCATTTTTTATTGTTATTCTATTTTGTAAATAAACTGGTGGTACCCAAGAAACAAAAAATCTACCATCTTTATTTGGTATAAATCTTACTGTAGTATCTTTAACACCGTTATTCCACATAAAAGAACCTCTACTTACAGAAGCTTTGTTATTTAATTCATCATTGTAATCTATTTGCTGATATATTTTTGTTAAATTAAATAAACTATTTTTACTTTCGTCTCTAAAAGCATGAGCTTCAGATCTTGGAAATTGTCTATAATATTCATTTAAACTGTCTTGATCATTGCTTAATCCTTCGACTTCATTTTCCCAGTGTTCAATAACTCCTGTTGTAATTTCATAGCCATCGATTCCTTTGACTGAAGCTTTGCCTCTAGTGAAGACAGGTGATCCATAAGTATCAATGAATCCTTCGTAGTTCCACTCCATAGGTATGAACAAGCTATAGAGCCCAGAAGATGTTTGTCCGTTTCTATTTCTTTTAGTAACGTCTGAAGCGTAATATAATTTTTTAAAATTGTCTCCACCTTTATCTAGTGCATTTGACGTTGAGCCCATCATACATTTACCTACAATTCTAGATCCTAGCCGTAATGTAGTTTTTGTAACTCTCCAGTTGTTTAATATATTATCAGGTCTTTCCCATTTGCCACTTTCATCATGTGCTAATAGTTTTAGCTTTTCACCATCATAAGAGTTATCACCTGTGTTTTTCCAATCAATAGTTGTATCAAGTCCATCTAACTCTTTAAGTTGCTCATTAGTCTCCAACTTTCTTCTAGTAAGCTTTGAGGCCGGAACACGATATGCCAGTTCAGTCTTCGGCCTGTCCATACCATCTTGAATGGGTTTAAAAAAGAACGGGTAGTTAACGGATATTGGAACAACTTTATCGGTAAACATTTTTTTGGCATCAGCACCAGACTTTGATAATATACCGTATCTAGAATCTGAAGATATTGTTGCTTGGTTGACAAGTTCAGCGCTTGACATAAAGCTGAATCCACTTCGTCTGTTTTTAAGATAACACATTCCATAGCATCTGTCATCCGCTTTGCAGGCTTCCCAGAATATAAAGAATAATCTATTTGCTTCTCTATAATCTGGTGCTCCAATATCAATTTTTGACCACTGCAAGTACATGTAATGAGTACCAGTAATATATATAGGACTGCCATTATTGTAGAAATGAAAACCTTCTTCTCTACGCTTAAATTCTTGATCAATGTAATCATACCATTTTTCTTTAAAATCTAAAGAATACTCTTCCCAATCAAATCTTGTTTTTATTCTTTTTAATTCTTTTGGATATTCAAATTTTTCCCAGTATTGCTCCTTTTTATTTTCGCTTCGTTTATACGGTTCATTTGCTTTTGGTAAAGCAATGCGTAAGTTTTGAATTTCAATGATCTGTCCAATTTGTCCTGTTTTGCTTATTACTATAAAGTCATAATCAGAATTGTAGCCGTATTTCCATT